GCGAAAGGCAAAGGCTCTTCCTGACACTGTTGTGCGCGCTAAGCGCGTTGCAGATGTATGGAAGAGTTATAGATTTGCCCTCGCCCCACTAGTCCGCAGTATTGCAGACGCAGTGGATGCCTTCATCAAGTGGGATGACATTAAGAGACCGGCTCGTCGAACAGCTCACGGCTTCTTCACCGAAGAAGCTGCGCCGATCGAACGAACTTGGGCTCCCTGGACGGAAACGTGGGGCACTCAACGTATATTTCATTATACGGGTGTCGACACGTCCTCCAAGGAAGCTCATGCTACAATCTACTACGAGGTATCAAACCCCATAGTGGATTGGAAATTCAAACTAGGGTTGCGTCCAAAGGATATTCCAACCACGGCTTGGGAGCTTGTGCCCCTAAGTTTCATGGTTGACAGGCTTATTAACATAAAAGCTATGTTAGCAGGCTTGATTAATATCGCGGACCCAAGAGTGACGTTCTTAGCCGGGTCGGTTACAACGAAGTTCAAGGAACGTAGAGAGTTAACTCTCGACGGTCATTGGACCGCGTTACCGATCCTGACTACAACTGACGTTGATCCTACAGACTCAGTCTTCTTTGAAGATTTTGAGTATGCAAGGATCATATGGCAGCCGGTGATCTCTGACGTCGTGCCTTCTCCGCAATGGAAAGGGCTAGTCAAAGATCTGACATCAACACTGGATCTCCTAGCAGTTCTGATAGGAAAAATACCTCGTCTGAGGTAGATTCATACAAAACCACAGGACCTACTAAAATGTCCTTAAGTAACGCTAGCATCAGTTCTGGAGCAACAGTTGCTCCGACCGGTGGTTCGGCTCTCGCTTTTGCAGGCGCCGGGATTCGTGGCAATACTCACTCGATCTATGCAACCGCAGATACTGATCTGCGGACGCGTCGGTCGATCGTGTGTACTGTCAAGGAGCCCAAGGTGGCTGCTGGAGCGCCGAATGGCTATTCACAGGCACGGACCAGTTTTACTCTGAAGAGTCCACTGGCTCTCGATAACGGAAACGTTACCGTGAACACAGTGAGGATCGAATTTTCGTTCGATCCGGAGACTACTCAGACCGAAGTTGAAGAACTTCGGATACTGGCCGCTCAAATCTGCAGCGATGCAGACTTTGAGGCTGCTGTCAAATCCCAATCACTCGAATGACCCTCTTCATGAAAATGAAGTGGATCAGGTTGATCGTGGAGTTCCTGAGAGGGATCTCCGATTTGATCAACGAGTGGATGGATCATACCTCGGAAGAAAACCAAACGAAGCACTAGGGAGAATTTTCTTATGAAAATATTTCTCAAGTTCTTCGAGGGCGCGCCTTTGTGGATGACTGTTTTAGTCGTCCTCATCGGTTCTGCTCTAGGTGCTCTTTCTGCGGTATATATTTTGACACTGTAGAATATCCAACCGGAAGCTATTCATCAAACAGGAGTTATTCCTATGACAAATAGTGATGCGTTCTTTAACCCTGACGAAGTCGCAGCAAAGATTTCTCAGGTAGTTAGGAGAGATTTCTCCCGAACCCATACAGAGTTCGGTTACGGGGGAGGCTCTTCGAAGATGTTTGCTGAAAGGCAGGCGAAGGAAATTGACAAGAAATACACGTCAATAACCTGTAAAGACGATTCTCGTGCGACCTTGGCATACCTGAAGTTCTGGTATGTTAACGATCATATGTCTCAATTTAACCGTGCAGGTTTAGACCTGCCAGGTATTGAGATGATCAGGCCGCAATCACGGTACGATGCGCGAAGTAATATACTTCTTCGTGCTCGTGCTATGATGAGATTCGTCCTAACGCCTTTAGACGAGGATGAATGGTTCCAAGCTTGCAAGCATGGAACCGGCGTCTCTTTGGGGTTATCTTTTAAAGATTGCTCCCTCGAGGCTAAATCCACCGTCCCTATCAGTACCACTAGAAGAGCCCGACCGATCTTCGAAAGATACCTGGATTTCGACACACAGTTGAAATCCGCTATTATGTATCATAATAGCCTTGTGCCTACGGCCGAGGTATTTGACGAAGTGAAATCGTCTCGTGCTACTACAGTCCCTAAGACCAACATGATCGATCGCATGATAGCGATCGAGCCTACAGTGAACATGTTTCTCCAGCAAGGTTTGATGGAGTGCATGTATCGCCGTATGGCTTTGGTTGGATTAGAGCTTGAGTCTCTTCCCTCTCGACATCAGGAGCGTGCCAGGCTTTCGTCGCTTTCTTCTAAAGAAGCGACTATTGACTGGTCAAGTGCATCTGATTGTATGAGTGTCGAACTTTTAAGGTGGTTGTTACCTCCTTCTTGGTTT